ACTATCACTATAAACTCCAACTTGAACAGTTGTTCCAGAAGCAGCAGTTGATACTGTAATCCCTATTGTGGTTATAGTCTTACTAACAGATAAGACAAATGGAATAGCATAAATCCTGTTTGCTGTAAGAGCTACAGTTGAAGTAGCAGTAAATAATGGAGCTACAAAATAATAGTTTGCTGACAGAGGGGAAGGTATACTTGCTCCACCAGCAACAGATGAAGGAGCAAGCTTTACATTCCCACTTGCTGTGCCAATATATAATTCATTTGTATCGGAACAAAAACCAAGTTCACCAACATTAAGAGTAGGTAAACTTGATTTAGTTCCTCTTTTTACTTTTATCAGGTTGGACATTGATGCTCACTTCTTCAAGTTTCTTTTTTAATTCTTCAACTTCTCGTTTTAATTCATCTCTCTCTTTAGCAATCTGATAAGCCGTTTGTTCAAGCTGATTATTATAAGCCTGTTTGCTGTCTATTTGCTTTTTTAATTCTTCAATCTCTTTTTTTAATTCATCTCTTTCTTTAGCTACTTGATAAGATGCTTGTTCAACTTGACTAATGTAGTTTTGCCTACTTTCTATCTGATGTCTTAAAGCATCAATAGTTGCTGTTTGTTCTGAGAGCAATCTTTTGTTGTTTTCTATTTCTGCTTTTAGAGATGAAATTTCTGAGACTGCTTTTTCTGCTTCATTTTGTAAATTAGCCATCTGGTCTTCTTTACTTCTATTGTCCAAGTATAACTCTCCAATATACCTCAGAAGGTCATCAGAATTTAAAGTTAAATTAATCATCACCAAGTTCCCCCATCAATAATAGAATTATCAGTTAAAATAGTTCCAGATAAATCAGGCACAGTAAGAGTTCTATCAGCTGTCACCGTCCCAACAATAGTAGAAGAATAGCCATTACTGTTGTTATATACTTTATGAGATATTGCACCAATAGCAGCATATGCACTATCTGCATTGTCTCTAACTACCAATACACCGCTGACTGATTTTACTTTTACTCCGCCAGTTCCAAAATAAAATGTAGTGCTTGAAGTTCCAGCATCAGTATTTTGAGTATGTAATCTACTATCATTACCCTGACAAGCTGTCCCAGCAGTTGTGCCATAAACTACATTAACACCATTAGTATCAACAGAAATACCCGTTCCTGCCTTTACGGTCAAAGCAGACCCATTTCCACCAGTCAAACCATTGCCAGCCACATCACTACCAAGTTTAGCAGCAGTTACAGATGTGGCAGCTAATTGGGTTGTCCCTACAGCACCCGCAGAAATATTAGAAGAACCAATAGTTCCAACCTTGACACCATTGGCATCAACAGAGATGGTGGTATCAGCAGCCTTTACAGCCAGAACAGAGCCATTACCACCCTGTAATCCATTACCAGCAACCGCTCCAAGGGCAGCAGCACCAACGCACTGGCTGCCTAAATTACTACTACCAATAACCCCAACTTTAACACCAGAAGCACTGACATTTATTGTGCTATCAGCAGCCAATACACTAACTGTATTACCTGAAAGCTGGAGACCATTACCAATAGTATAATTACCAACCTCACTAAAAACTGTAAATGATATGTTATCTGTTCCAATATTGATAGCCCCAGATTTACCTGCTGCTGTAGCAACAAAACCTTTACCACCATTAGTTGAACCTTCTTCAACAAAAGTAAAAGCTCCCCAACTTGCTGTGCCTGTGTTAAAATCAGCAGCTCTTGACCAAGCACCTGTAGAAACCACATAAATTCCATTTTGTGTGGCATCAGTCTGGTCTTTTACCAGAACCCTATCACCAGTAACACAGGAAATACCATCAATAGTTTGTTCACCAGATAATGTAATATTTCCTGTAGTAGCAGCTTTTACGCTTGCTTTAATATCAAGACCAGCGGCTACATTATCAACATAGTTTTTAGTAGCTGCGTGCATTGGGTTCGTTGGGTCAGCGTGTAAAGTTAAATACCCAGTTAATGTGCCACCAGCGGTGGTTAGCATATTTTTAGAACCAATCTTCTGAACAGTTGAACCATCACCAGCAAACAGTTCTCCTGTATCGGTTCTAAAAGCTAACTCACCAGCAGCCAAAGAAGTAGGATTACTTCCTGATTTCCTTTTAATTTGAATTGTTACAGCCATAGTTTACTCCTTAACTATATTCTCCACAATCAATATTATTAATAGTAATTGGTTGTTTTTGTTGTGTCCAAGTATTATTATATTTAATATAAATAGTATTAGTTGTTGTATCTATCCAAATACTTTCATTAGCACCCTCATTATCTTTAGGCGGACGAGTAGAAAAAATAATATTCTTTTTTAAATCTTTTATAATATCTAAAGTTTTCTTATTGCTCATTGAGAGTATTCTCCACCCACTGTGACCAAGTAGTTCCATAATAAGCAAAATTCTCTCCAGCAATATAAGGTTGGAAATACCATCTTCCACCTTCATCAAGCTCATTTGTAATTGTATAGGTAATTGCTCTATTTGCTACATCAATATCTGCTACCCAATACCCAGTTGCTCCAGACGGTTTTTTATAATAAATTCTGGCTTCAGTTACATTACTAATGTCCTTATTTAAATAATTGATTATTGTAATACCAGCACTTTTAGCATAAATTCTACCCATTTTATTCCTCAAAAATTATTCTATTATTCTGGACTTTCCAACAATAGTAGTAGATATAGAGCTTTCTTTTTTTAAATATACTCGTTTTATTCTTTTAGTAAACAAAGATAAAATAATTGTTTGCATTATATCTATAATACCAAAATTTTCCTTCCTTCCAGCAGAAGCTGTGCTGTGAATAGAAGAAATGTTAATTATTCCTTTTCCACCCTTCTTCCCAAAATTAGAAATAATTTGAGAAGTTGCCATTATTTCAATAGAACTTCTTCCACCCTTTTGTCCAGAAGTATTAGTTGTTTGAGTATGCCCAAAAGAAATTGTTCCGTGAGAAAAAACTTTGCCAAAAGTCAGTGTAAATTGCCCATACCAGCTTGCGGAGATAAAATCACAATGTGCGTCGGTGTCGCCAGCGAAAATGTGGGCGTCATCAAAGTAGAGAGATGAAGAGGCGGCAAAACCTCTAATAATTGTAAATATTAAATTAGATGTCCCCTCTGGTAATGACCCAGAATAACGGGCTGAATATAAGGAAAAAACATCAGATAAAACAATCAATTTAGAATTGCCGCTCCAATCCTGATTGGTGAAGTTATAATAAACATCATTTGACCCAACCTTTGCAAGCAGAGCAAGATAAGCACTTTTATCAACAGTAGAAGCTTTTCCCTTAAGTAATATTAAATACTTTTTACCAGCTATAAATTTAGACCAGATGGATTGATTAATAGCAACTCCGTTATTACTTGCATCAACATCAAGCCTAACTGCATAATTTCCCCTCGTTTTCTGCGTGCTTTCTTGATTTACTATAGATGAACCTTGTTGCCATTCATCCCAATTTGTCAAATTCGTGCTGGAATTCCACTGTTCAAAATCGCCGTCTATCAAAATATCAGGATTGACCGAAGCATTTGAAACATTAGAAGCCGAGCTATTGCCATACATAATATATATTGTTTTTCCACTCTGACTTATACTCGGCAGAAGAACCCAGAATTCACCGCTCGCCTGTCCGTTTGAAACAGAAAAAGAAAGCCTGTATTGAGAAAGTTCCGTCCCGCTATCATCACAAAATCTTATATCATAACCATCAGCCCTACAAATCGCTCCGATGTCTGCGTCGTTGGTAAATCTGACCATAACAGGCACATTAGTAATCCCACCCGCTGGCACATAAGTTCCTGGGATTGTAATTTCTTTTGCCCGACGCCAGTTGGGAAAATTATCAAATATTGACATTATCCTCTCCGTTTGGTGCTTTTATTTGCACCAATAACAATCATTTTAAGTTAGGCTGATTGTTCCAGAAGTTATGATATAAGTTCCTTGTCCTGTATAGGTTTCATTTGTAACCGCAACAGAACCATAAAAAGTTCCACCTGTTGGTGCTGACCATAAGCCAACATATTTTACAGTTGTTCCAGCAGGAATATCAAATACAGGCTGATTTGTAATAGACACTGAGCCATTGCTTGGTGTTCCCCAAGTCAAACTCTTCCGAGCATAAGCAGGAGAACCACCAGATATTTCATTAGCACCAGTTTCTCCTGGGTCATTATTATGAATTGAAGCATAAACAGCCTGACTGATAATGCTTGACAACATAGCATTTTTTGCAGTAGTATTAAGTCCCATTGTTACACTCCATATTCTCTAACACCCTTTCCTCTGTAATACAGAGTTAAGGAGTTTAAAATAAAATCATTTGATAATTCACCCTTAATAATGTATTTAAAAAGTCTTCCTGTTAATCCCGCATCTGTTCCTTTTTCGTCTATTAAATTTGCTCCACCACCACAATAGACCAAACTACAATAAGCATTAGGGTCTCCACAATAAACAGCTTCTGTTCCCTTCAAATAATAGCTGTATTTCTTTGGATTAAAGTCAACCATAAAAGAAAGAGATATATTATCTTTTCCACCAGTGTAATAATTACATCTAAAATACCTCAGTAAAAAGCACATATTCTCTGGTTTTCTAAAATTAAACCAACCACTTTCTATTTCAATAGGAATAGGATAACCTTCATCTGTATCCCCATTATCTAAAAGATAAACATAACCATCAACACCACCAGCTATAATCCTGGTTTCCCCTTCTTCATCAATATATCTTCCTAAACATTTAAAATTATGATGTGGATAAATATTTACCGTCCAAGCAAAATATCCTGCAACAGCGGTAACAGGCATAGGTTCAAAATAATTAATTGTTGGAAGAATAAAGGTAGCCACATATTCTCTCGTCTCTAATCCAGGAGCAACAATTAAATACCTAATCTGATTTTTAGTTGGATATAGAACACCAGTTACTCCACTCTGATTATACGGAGAAATATACCCATCAGCAATTAGTTTGTCTGCAATAGTTTTAGAAACGGGATATAGGTTCTCACCATCAAATGCATACCAGCCATTTTCGGATAAAAACACAACCTGCTTACCAACCCTAACAATTGAATTCGGAGCAATACAGCCAACCTGATAATCAGAAACTTCAAGTCTCTTTAACTCAAAGTCTCCTGTTATAGTGAAGATTTTATTCTTTTTAAATACAACTAAATAATCTGGCAAAGAAGCAATACCAGTTATTTCCTCACCATCACCTTTGCCAAAATACTCATAGTTCAACGGCGGAACAGCATCGCCATTATTTATTTTTGAATAAACAACTAAGCTTTCTCCATCCTCTTCATCTGGACAATTAGCATAAAATAATCTATTTTTATACTCTACTATAAATTTAGCTGTCGGCGGAGCATAGTTATCAAATTCAACAGCTGCTCCTAAATCATTATCAGAACTTGTGTCAATATAATAACCATCTGCATTATCAACTTCAGCAACTAAATAGAAATTAACTGGTTCTTCCCCTGGCTGTAAGCTATAGGTTCTATAAATCCTAATCTTATCAACTTGAGGGTCATCACTCTTCAAATATTCAACTTTTATTCCTTCATTAGAAGGAGAAATAATATCTGATGCTGGAGAAGGATTGCTTTCTATATTAAACAGCGAAGAATAATAAGTATAAACATAAGCATAGTTACCAGTTAATGTCCCAGCAACTTTAGACACAATCGGTTTAGACGGAGATGGAGCAATGCCTATGTCATAGCTATTATTATTTAAAACCTTAAAATTATCATCATAACCATTAACAATATAGCAAACATCATTCAAAATAGCAAAGCTTAACCGTTTGATTTGAGATAAACCATCTCTTACTACTTCCCATCCCTGTGTGGTATGTCTCCATAAAGAACCATTGCAAAGAGCTAATATGTAATTTCCATTAGAAGAATAATAATTTATTACATCAGTTACAGGAGCATCTGCAATCTTTTCAGAAAATAGCTTTGTTACACCTTTCCTTTTTGCCAAACCCCTTTTAGGAGTAAGCTCTATATTAGTAGCTTTAATTAAAGAACGAATATCCAGAGTAGTTTCAGAACTTGTTAGGTCTAAACCTAAAGACCAATCTTTAAGCTCAAAAAATCCTTGAATATTCATTAATCCATTATCTCTTCATTTTGTAGCTGTTTTTTAGCTAAATTTCTAACAGCATCATTATAAAATTGTTGCTGAAGAACTAATAAATATTGCGGAATATTTTCATCCTTTACCTTTGCCTGAATAACAACTTCTACCGCAAGCAATGGATGCAACTCTTCTGGAACATCTTCTAAATCTTGAAATTTAGGCAAATATTTAAGTTTAAAATAATTCTGTTTGCTTTCCGTTGGTGTTGGATAAATCCTTATCTTACCACCCTCAAAACGCCATCCTTCTAAATTATTCTCCTCATAATAATCAAGCATATTGTCTGGAATATATGGAAATATTTTACTTGGGTCAGAAGCTACTTTTAAATAGACTACTCGTGAGCAGTCTTCTGGCAATGGAATATATGGAGAACCTGCAGTAGTTGATAAGTAAGTTGTAACAGAATAAACAGGCACAAGCAATGACCAGAACCGTCCTAAAACATTAATCAAAGCTACTTCTAAATAAGTATCTATTTCAGCATCAGTCCAGTAAGATGCCTGTGGTTCTGCCAGCAATGACCTAACATAAGAACGGAAAGTCGTAATATCCATTTATTTACTCCATACTCTTGTCATAGCATTATAGCCAATTTTAACAGCATCTCTAATAATCTCTTCTTCTTCCTGCTCTGCCTTCTGCACCAACTCAGCATTAGCATCATCAATTTCTTTTAAAATTTTATGAACAGGTCTTTCTGTAAATTTCTTTGCTTTCTTCAATGAATAAATAACTCTCTGGTCTAACGGATGATAACCAATATCTTTTCCATTATCATCCTCATATTTAACAACCATAATCAACACACTGTTCTTTATAATATTATCCCAATCACCCTTGCTCCAGATAGTTGGTTTAGTCAACCATCTGCGGATTTGCCAACGATGTTTTCTTCCATCCCAAACTACAAAATATTCTGGGTCAATATAAGATAGCTCTTTTTCAAACCATTTAGGTGCAATCATTTTTACACCCTTTTTAACTTAATCATTGTTTCTTTTTCTCTATTTTTTATATTAACTGAAAATTCTTTTCCTGTCCTTGTTACAATTTTAAACTCAGCCTCAGGAACTTTTAAAACAATATCATTTAATTCAAATTCATCTAAAACTTCAAACATAACTATTTTAAGCCTATTAAGTTCTTCAGAAGTAATCGTTGTTTCTTTCATTTTAGCTCCAATGTAAAAAGTGATAAGGGGGGACTAATCGTCCCCCCCTCTCACTCAAATTTTATGAAACAGTTACACCAGTTAACACGCCGTGAGCGTTCCTGCAATCAGTGCCGTAGTTGGTATAAATCTTGAACCACGCTTCATAAGCATCCTTGCCAGCAACTGGTTTGATGACTCCACCGCCTTTGTCATCCCAAGTAAGTGGCAGCATTTCATATCTCTTGATATGCGGGCTGGAGATGAAATACATATAACCATTGAACATACGAGGATGAGCAATAATCGGAAGTTCAATATTGCCACCAACATACTTAATGGCTTTCCAACCAGCGGTGAATTCCTGCGTATTAACCAACTGCCGCAAGGACTGCATCATAGAAATTAGCTTATTGCGAATTGCATAAGTCGTCCAAATCTGGTCAACGGGTTCACCATCGGTTCTCTGTTCAATTGCATCCAGAGTTTCCTGAATAAGCGTTTCAGACAAAGCTCCAGCATTGGTCTTTACATAAGCCTGCCACAAAGGTTCGGCGGTAGCATCAATACCCTGAAAAGTGCTGCCAAGGTTTCCATTGCTAACAATAGCACCAATACCAACTACTTCACCAATATCTTCAACAGCGGAAGCATATACACCATAACGATAAATAGCATCACCAGCAGCAGCAACAGAAATGTTGGGAGTAACATAAATTTTATTATTAGTAGCATCAACAGAAGTAATCTGACCAATATATTCTTGAGTGGCATTGGGTATATAAATCTTCATACCCTTCCTGAAAAATTTAGTTGCAGGAGTATCACCAGCCACACCAGCGGGGTCTTTTACCACAATATAGTCTTGAGACGAAGAAATCGCAGTATTAACTTTACCAAGGACACCCGTTCCAAAACAAATGGTCTGTCTGTCCATATCAATAGCAAAGGCGTTGGTGACACCCTTAATTTCATTAGTCAGGACATCAATCCAACCACCCTTACCTTTTGAAGCCTCAATAGAAAAACCATCAACCATCACACGACCATAAATTCTCTTGATTTTAATATAGGTCTGGTCGTAGAGGTTTCTTTGAGCTTCAGGCAGGTCGTAAACATTGGAAGCAGCACCACCAACCGCTTCGCTGAACGCCAGCTGAACAGGAATTACTAACTGCTTACCAGCAAAATCAACGCTCTTTTTCTCAAAAATTGCCCAAGCGGGAACTTTCTTGGGCATCTGGTTTACAATTGCAGGAGCGTAAACTTCCTTTAAAATTTTCTGAATATATTGATATTCTTGCATAGCCATAGCTTATTCTCCTAATTTCATTTGCTCTACATATGCTTTATAGAGCTTTTTAGCATATTCGGAGGCATTATCCAGAGTGATTGTTGCTTTTTCTGGAGTAGATACAACCACTTTTTTAGTTTCGCCAGAAGTTTTTGATACAGGAGTAGTCTTTTTAGCTTTAGCTTGTTTAGCTAAATATTCCTTAATAAGTTCTCCCATTACTTGCTGCTTAATTTCAGGATTTGATGCAAAAATTCTCTTAACAAAATCAACAGAACCGTAGTATTTCTGCGAAGCTTCCATAATCTTTTGCACAGGGACTTGACCACCCGTCAAGAAATGAACAGCCAAAACTTCTTCTATATTAGCAAGTGGGTAGTCTTCCCTGTATTTCTCAATCTCCTGCATCAAGGCTGCTGATTGTTTTTCAACTTCTTTTTGGGCTTGAGCAGCAGTTAATTCTGCTACTTGAGCCTTAAGTTTTTTTAGAGAGTTCTTTAAAGCTCTGGTCACATCATCATCAAAGTCGGTTATTTCTAAAGCCTCATCAGGAATTTCTTCAGCCTTTTGGGCTAAAGACTCCTTCTGAGCTTCAGAAAGCCCACCTTTCTGATGCTGTGCCAGCTTTAAAGCGTCCTCTAACATTTTTTCTTTAGCAGCCAATTCTTCTGCTCTTCTGGCGTTTTCTTCCATCGCTTGATAAAACCGAAGACCTTTCTGCAATAAAGCAACAAGTTCCTCTGGAGTAAAGTCTCCGACCTTTACCTCTAAACCCTTTGATTTAAGGGTTGTATCTTCTTTAATTAGCTCTTTTATTCTCTTAATAGCCTCATTTTCTACTTTTTCATCCTTTTCTACTTTTTCTTCGTTTTCTTCATTTTTTACTTCTACTTTTTCTTCCCCTTCTTCAACGGGTTCTTCTTCTACTTCTTCTTCCTCTACCTCTCCTTCTGTTTCCTCTTCATCAGGCAATTCGTCAATCTCATCAATCATTGACTTAATTGTTGTATCAACATCAACATCATCAAGATTGATGTCTTCTTCAAATTCTTTTTCTTCGTTTTCTAATTTTTCATTTTCCATTAAATTTCTCCTACTATGTTCCCTTCAGTGGGGGTTTCAGATTGCCCAATGGATGGGGTCTGTCCCCCAGCTTCTTCGGGAGTTGATTTCGGATTAGCTTGCTGCAACAGTTGTTGCTGCTGTTGCATAGCTTGCTGTATATATTGCAAATGCTCTTGAATATGGTCTTCAAGAGCCTGTTTTTGTGAGTCTGTAAGCCGAGAATATTGTTCAGATAACCTCAGTCTCAAATGTATTCTCAAATGAATTTCGTGGTCATCAAGTTGATAGATAAATTTCTTTTCTTCTTGAGGCAGAATAGCTGGGTTCTTTTCAATATCGTTATTTTCCCTTAAGGCTTTCTTTTCGTGCATTAATTCTGTTTCATACAGCTGCTTTGCTCCGCCGAACTCAAGCAATTCAAGAATAAGCTTGGGGTCTTTAATCAAGCCAAGCTGAGCTAAACGAATAATCCATTCTGAACGCATTATCCTGCTCTTTGGCAAGGATACATTTGTGGTTACCAGCACATCTGTATTATTTCTCAAATCTGCACCAGCAAATGCAAAGACACTATCCTGCTTATCTCTGCCAACAAGCTTCAATAACCTTGGCAAAACATAATTTTTCTGAACAATCTCAAGAGCATAAGACCACGCCCTTGAGAAAACCGCATCTACTTCTTTTATGATTGGGTCAAGAACACTGTCATCCTGCTCAAGCAACAAATTGACCAACACACCAGAAGCGTGAGAAGCACGCTCTGGCAACCTTCCAAAGCTAACTTCGTGAACCCCACTAATATTTTCTAAATCTCTTTCCAATTCCTGCTTATAAGGAATAGTTAATGGCGGCAAAGTATCAAGCTTTAATTGATGTGGTTCACCAAGTTGAGCAGCATAATCAATCACTGTTAAGCCGCTCTCATCATAAACCTGGTTCTTATTCAGAAGAGCATTTAGTGGAGCAAGAACTTTTATTTTTGATGCCCGCTCAATAGCGAGGCTAATTAGTGTCATTTGCCTGTTATATTCGTGTTGAGCAGGAATTAAATCTTTAAAAATGCTATCATTAAAAGCTACTTCTTTCTCATAATTACCAATAGGAATAGTCATATCTTCATAAGCAAAGAAAGGAATTACTCCATCAACATTTACACCATAATCAAGAATTTTTCCGCCACCAATAATGAAATACATATTTTTTGTCCAGAGTTCATACCTGATAGTAGTATCTTCATCAAGTGAAGAAGTCAAAGCAGGATAAAAATCAAGGTCTTCCTGTCCTTTTGAAAAAACAGCTGGACTAATTATGCCCTGTGCCAGAGATTTTTCCTGCTTCAATTCATCTACATCAACACCATAAGCATCTGCTAACTCTTCTCTATCAACCAGCTCTCCATATAAGAACCATCTCCATTTATCTGGAGAAGAATAAAGTGGGTCGTGACGATAATTAAAGGGAGATATAACTTCCATATTTACATCTCCCTTTTCTTTAACAGCTACCCTAATCGGTTCTTTTGTTTCTTCATCTATAATTGTCTCATAACCAATAATTCCTTCTTTTGTTTCATCCCAAAAAACCCTGACACAAGCCCGATTAGTTAAAAGCAACCAAGCAAAAAATTCTTTTCTAATCTTTTCAAAATTAACTTTATCTGCTAATGCTTCTAATAGTAAGTCACCAATTGTAGCAGCCTGAATATCTTCATATTCTCTTGTATTTGGAACAACACCAAACTGCGGCTGAATGCCACGAAGCTTTCCAAGCATTGTCCGCAGAATTGGTTTTAATCTATTGATAAAAACTCTTCTTCCTTTGAATTTAACTGGTTCAAGCTCTTTTTTGAATAAGTTGTAATCAATGTTCTGATGACCAGCTACCCAGGCTAAAACTTTATTCCAGCGAGGAAATCTAACAACAACATCAGGATGATTGTTCCAGTAAAATTCAACCCTCTTTTTGACAAAGTCCAAATCAGCATCAGAGAGCTTGTCTCCATTTAATAGCTTCTTTTCTATTTGATAAAAAGACATTTTACTTCTCCTCTGCTATTTCACTCCAGTCTTCTTCAAATGCTTTTAAATCAATTTTTGGCGTTTCTTCTTCTGTTTCTTCGTTCTTTTTCTCTTCCTTTTTAATCGGTTGCTCAAATAGTTTGTATTCTGTAAAATTTTTTGCCATTATTCTATTAAGCAAATCTTTTTCTTTTTTCCAATGCAAATATTCTAAACCACCAATTAAAATTATTAAACTTACACAAATTATTGTCATAGCTAAATCCTTTAATATAAATCATCACCTAATAAATTTGTCGTTTTATTCCATTCTTCATTTTCCCAAAAGTTTTTCTCGCTTTCGGCAAATGTATTAGATGCATATGAAGTTATATATTGCTTTTTAGGTTCATTTGGAGTAGGAAAGACCACACAATCAAGAATATATGCTAAAGCATCTATCGTATCATCGTATCTCGTTCTACCAAAGAAAAGTATTTCATTTAACAATTCTTCATAACCAATTGGGGGAAGAAAAATTTTTCCGCTTTCAAACCAACCAGTTAAATTTTTTATTCGTAATTCTTTTGGTCTGTTCTTATGCCTCAATGGAAATAAGATGTTTGGTATGCACTTAGCATAAGCATCGCTTCCCTTAGGAAGCTTCCCCTGTCGCAGCAATTGAGGTAACAAGAAAGAACACAAGTCTCTATAAACTTCATATTTTGTCTCTTCTACGCCAATATAAACTGGCTGATACAATGAAGCAATTTCTATCATTCGCTCTACAGCTTTTAAATCTGTTTCTTTATTACTTTTAGCATAAACTACATATAAGTTCTTATCTGCTCCAGCATCAACGACAACCATACCTGTTTTATCGCTTCCAGCGGTCTCTTTACCAGATGGGTCAATAAGCATATAAGTAGTTCTTATCTCTGGCAACTCACCACGACGCCAGTGCTGTATCCAGTTTCTTTTAAAAATCGCTGTAGAGTCAGAAATTGGGTCATTTAAATACTGCCCAAAGAAAAACTCCGCCTGTTGTTCTTTTATCTTCTTCAGCTTGCTCTCTGGGAATAGCGTCGGAAATGTTGAACCTTTTTCATTTACTGGGTCTGCCCAGCAAGAAATTCGCAAATAATGATAATTATCTTTATGAAGCTCAACTATTGGCTTGCTTCTATGCTCATTATAAGTCTCTACAGTAAAGCCAAAAAATTGATTTAAAAGATAACCATATAAATCATCAGTATCATAACGAGTTCCAATGATAATTTCTGTTCCTCTGCTTTCAAGCAGGGAACGAGATAACTTCCACCAGTCAATAGTCTTATTAATCTGGTCTGGAGTAGAGCAGTTCTCTTTGTTAACTAAGTCATCATTGATTAACATAGAGTAATGCTTTGACACCAAGTTTCCTTCTACTGAACCAGTTTCAACCAGAGTATTTTTAAGCTCTATCTCTTCCAGCGTCCAGCGACCAGCCTGCTTCTCTGGGTCTCTTGGAATTTCTGGGAATAAGTTTCTCAATAATTCGTTATGCTCAAAATTATACTTAATTTTCTTTAAGAACATTTTAGCGTTGGCTAAAGTAGCATTGGATAGAAGAATTGTCTCACCCTTTCTGTTTGGATTAACTAACCCGTTCAAAATAATTTGAGTAATAAATCCAACACTGATAATATAGCTCTTCAGCCAACCTCTTGGACAAAGCACAATCAAGCTCTGTTCTGGAAGAGTTCCATACTTCTGAACAAAATCCGTAATTGTCTTATGCGTCGGCTTATACATATCCTTGAACCCAGGAGTTGGGTCTTCCAGAGTTTGCAGAACAACCCTACACAAAAAATACAAATCAGTAAGGCACTTTTCTCTCCAGAAATCAACTTTCTTTAAATCTTTTATAGCCATTAGCCCATCCGAGCTTCTTTCAATGACCTTTTAGCTCTGTTCCTTAATTTCCGCAATGTCAAAGCTAATCTCGCACGGCGACCAAGTGTTCCACCCTTTTTAGCGGCTGCTTCAAGTTTTGATAAAGGGATTTTTTCTCCCTTCTTTACACCAAGCTGCTTACGCAAAGCACCCTTATGTTTGATTGCTTTTTGTATCCAATTGTCCGCCATTTTCATTCTCCTTTTGTTCTGGGAGCATTTTTATCTCTTCCGCATCTATCACCTCAGCATCAACTAATCCCTTCGCTAATTCTGGTGTAATAACCAGAACAATCTCTCTTTGTGTATGAACTTCTTTTGTCTCTGTATCATATGCCCCAGAAACCTTCAAAACTTTGTCTAAATATTGTCCCCTCGTAAAATAATCTGGTTCGTTCTCTTGCACAACCTTGCCCTTTGAATTATATTTTTTAGGGTAGGTTGCCTCTAATCCTTCTTTTAATTTCTGAGCAATGTAACCGCTGTTTATGCCAGCCTTCTCCATCGCCTCTAAAATAGCTTGCCTGATATGCTCTCTTTTTAAAAGCGTAGAACCATACTCACGATTGGCGTAGCCCGCTGCCAAGGCAGCTTTGCCAATCTGCTCGTATTCCAGAACCTTTTTTACAAATTTCTTTTCTCTGGCAGTTAAAGGAATTTTATTTTTAACTGCCAAGCTCTTCGCTCTCCTCACTGTTTACTCCAAACCTCGCTTCTTGTAAACTTTGCTTAACTTTCTTTTTTAATTTCTTTTCCTTATATTCTCGCTCTATTTCTTGTAGAAGAGCTAATCTATACTGCAATTCATCTACATCAGTCTCATCAGCTTCCCAATTACCCTTCATTGCTTCTTTAATCTTTTTGTGAACTTTTAACTGTTCAGCTTTAACATCATCCAAAGTTGGAAACTGCTCCATTAATTTCTGTTTGTCTTCTTCTCTTTTCTTTTTTTCTTCTTCGGTATAGTCCATTTTTTACTCCTTATTTTGTAAAAACACAAATAGCAGCAAGAGCTGCCAAGGCAATTAAATCTATTTTTGCCATAAAGTTTGTTGATTTATTTGTGTTATAAATTTCTCTAAATGCGGCTTCTAATCTCAACCTTGAAGCCAACTCAAGTTCATACTTGTTCTTATACTGATTTGTTAAATCCAATTGGACATTATATTGCTTGGTCAAATTAAAAATAATCTCATCCTTATTAGCCAATTCTTTTTGAGCAAGACTGAATTTTTCTTTCCAAAGTTTTACCTGCTCCTGAAGGTTAGCAATCATTGCATCTTTATCAGTCAATTCTGCAAACTGTTTTTCCAATTGGTCGGCTTTTTTGTCAAGTTCTGTTTGCTGTTGAGATAATTCTTTTGATTTTTCTTCAAGCTCTTTTTGCTGAGTTTTATATTTCTCCAAAATTTCTTCTTTTTCTTTGATAACTTTGTCAGCCTCTTCTCTTGCTCTCACTTCTGCTTCTTTAACTTCAACTAATTCTTTTTTTAACTTCACAATCTGATTTTGTAAATAGACAACATATCCAGAGAAAGCTAATGATAAGCAAAGAAAAATTATCAGGACAGTTTTTAATTTCATTTCAAAAATTCCTTAGCAGCATTGTTAATGCCATTGGAGATACAGCAAAAAGTGAAAATAATAAGACAAAAGTAAAATTTTTCATAAAATGCCTTAAAAATAGTGGCTGACCCCCACCCCTGTCATAAATAATGCCACTATATTTACCCACAATGACCCTCTTCTCCCATTATACTTACATTATATCACATTTCTTTGTATTTGTCAAGTCCTTCTTCATCAACAGCTATGTTTAGTTTCACAAGAAGTTTAGCAAGGTCTTCTATAGTTGCGGCATAATAGGTTTTATCCTGATTAATTTGCAATAACCAACCGTTCTCAATTTGAAGAATTAAAGCTTGTTTAATTTTATTAATCTTGCTCATTTTAACTCCATCTTAATTTCTTCCAAGATTGCTATAATTTTATCCAGCTTCTCATTAAGCTTGTGAAGCTCCTCAGTAATGGTAGTTTCTTTTTTGCCTACAGGATAATTTGTGGCATATTGAGGATATACTGGGATATACTCAATTTCAGCCGTAGAAATTCCAGAATTGTCAAAATATTCTTTTGCCATAATTATTGCTCATTTGATACAGTTTTTCTGGTAGCCTTCATCAAGAATGGAACTATAACAGCCAGCACAGAAGCAAGCACAGAAATCAAATCCTGAGAAATAGTAACATTAAAAGCATTCAGCACAGGAAGAATAACAGAAGTAATTAAAGCTACCCAGAATGCTGGGTCGCCCCACTTATTCCACTGCTTGACATTGTTCAGAAAATCTTCTTTATCCTTTTTGAATTCGGTGAATATCCACGCCGAAAGAATTAGAATAGCACCGATAATGTTTGCTGGGTCAATTTGGGAGACCAAATGAAGTCTTACACCAAATAACCCAAACAAAGCAATCAGTGCAGTAATGATGGCACTTAAAACTTTTCTCATTGATTTACTCCTTTTACTCCGACAAATTTTATAAGCACATTTTTTGTGCTAAAAATTTTTTCAAAAGTCTTCTGTCCACACTTAGGACAGATTATAGTGTTTTCCAGTGGCTTATCGGAGTGCTTATCACGCTCCTCATAGCCGCAATTCTTGCACTTAAAATCATAAATCATTTTTCTCTCCAAAATTAATAATAAAAATTTTTAAGTCCTTCTTCTTTCTTCCAAAAGAAATTATAGCTAATTAATTTATTAATATCTTCTTCAGAATATTCTTCAAGAATAAATTCAATATATTTTCCTTCATTAGAGACCCACTCGGTTCTTCTGATAGCATTTTTAAACCTTTCTCTGAACCCATCTTCACTTTTAGCAGGAACTAAGACTCTTATGATAGCTACTGGAACAGTCATTTTTACCTCACATATTGTCTTTGCCAGGTTCTGATAGAAATAATTCTTTCTCTGCTTTTCTTCTGTTTATCAATCCCTGCATTGGCTTCTCATTGACATATATCCATCTATCAAATTCCTTAGCAACTTCTTCTAATGGAGAACCGTCATTTAGTTTTTTCAAAAAAGTTGAATGACTAAATCTAAAAATCCCAATGTTATAAGCAAAGCTTAAAATAGCTACCCATTGATTTTCATTAAGCTCTCTTTTTATCAGAGGCTCTATTTGGTGAAAGAGATAGATAACATCTTTTCTCAATAAATTCTCCGCTTGCTCTTTTGTAATCTTCTTGAAGTCTTCATAATCTGTCACGAGATGTCCATAGCCAATTGTAGGAAGACCAGCAAGGTCTGTATAGATTTTCTCACTAAATCCTTCAACTTTTTTTAAAAACTCTATTGCCATATCAATAATTAGCTTTTTGTCCATCATCTATCTCCATATTATCATTATAGCATATTAGATATGGCTTTGTCAAGTATTAGTAATATATATTTTTTTAACTCATAAAATACAAAAATTATTTTGATGCAGTATATAACATAAAATTATAACATAAATTATAATTTGCATTATAACTTTAGTCCGATGCTAATACATAATCCGACCTATCTATCTACACCCCCCTATATCCCCCCTCTCCTTCCTTCCCTATAGAAAAATTATGCTCCATATGTCTGCGAACATTCCGCCGTTCCCGCCGCTGCGAGCGGGTCATCGGGTGATGCCGTCCTTGGCAATCAGAGAAAAAATACTATTAAACTTATCGGATTAATCAGATAAAAAACAAAACTGAGCTTAGCAAGTAAAAGCCGATTAATTTTATCGGATTTAATCCCGATTATTTTACTCGGAATTAATCCCGATTAAAAAACTCGGATTTAATTTAATGGCAATCCCTATTAATTTACTCGGATTTAAAATTTTTCAGAGCTTTAAAATTGAGTTATGATTTAATTATAGCTAAAATTTTTATATTATGATTGAATAGCGGACTTTAACGGTGAGCTTCTATGTTATCAATAAAAATATTATCAATAAAAATATTATCAATAAAAGCTCTGCTATTAATAAAAATATTTAATTAATAAAATTATTATTAATAAGCTCTGAGCTTGCTAATTAAATTATATTTAATAATAAATCTTATTAATCTTATCGGTTCAATAAGATTTAAAAATAAATAAAAAAAAAAGACGGTGAGCAAACTGCTCACCGTCTTTTAAAGACTTGCTCTGATTTAATTAAAATTCATCATCTGAGAAAAGACTATTTAAAAGCTCTGCTTCAACCGTAAAGCCATTAATTTCATCATTGAGCAGGTCTTCAATTGAAACAAAACTAATTAAATCATCATCATCAGAGCAGTCTTTAAAGTCTTCAAAGTCTTCAAATTCTTTTAATAATTCTTTGTCTTTCATCTTAAAGCTCCTTTCATTAAAGTTTATAATACGGTCAGAGTAAATATTTTTTCTATTTGCTCTAATCTTTCAAATAATTCTTTCTCAGTAAGACTTTTCTGCTCTGATAAATACGGTTCAATAATTTTAAATGTTTCAAAGTCCATACTTAAAGGAGCAATCAACCTGTTTCCTTTAATGTGTAACACATTATTTGACCGTTCGCCAAGTAATACTCTTACCGTAAGACCAGAATTAGCAAACTTTTTAATAAAGTTTTTTTCTTTCTCTTTCATTTTTTCTTCTCCTTTCAAATTAAATTTTTTTCTTTTAAAAAATTGTAATTTGCTGCTCTTCTTTTAAGCCAAGGATAATTCTTTAAGACTTCTTCAATTTTACTTTCTCTAAAAATTACATAATCATTAGCACCGTGACAAAAGGAGCAAGTATCTGGCAACCGTAATTCATCTGCTTTCTCTAATTCTTCTCTAATTTCTTTCTCAGTCAAGACAAACTCACCGCCGCCATAATAAAAGTCTTCTTCAATTACAAAGAGCCGTCCGCCAATATCACACGGACAGCCAAGCCAGAAGCCATAAAGTTTGTCTTTCATTTTTAAACTCCTTTCATTAAAATTTAAATTATTTCCATAAGATAAAGCCAGCCAGCAAGCAAGCTTAATAAAAATAAAATAATTATTTCAATTAAGCTTGCTCGCCGTCTTTCTCTTTTTCTTTCTTTCATCTTAAAGCTCCTTCTTTCTTTTTCCATTATACCATATAGCACATTTTAACCTGTTTGTCAAGAGTTTTTTTAAAATTTTATTTTATTTATTATCAATAATTTATAAAAAAATTTAAATCCTATTAATCCTATAAGTTTAGTAAGATTTAAATTAAATAAAAAAATTGCTGGTAAGTTTTTTACTTACCAGCAATTTTATTAATCAATCAATCAGCAGTATTTCCTGCCGTCCAAGACCTGACCGCCGTATTTTTCAGCATCTGATACCATATATTTTTCTTTAAATGTAATACATAATGCTCACCCATTGAATGTTTGACAGTTCCTTGACAAAAGACTATACCGTCTTTTAATACAATTATTTTACTTGGCTGATGATGTGAGTTTGAAATAAAAGCTTGCCATTCTGGAAAAGCCATTTGCTCAACAGCATAAGTTTTTAATGATTTAATTTTGTTTCCCGTCAAAAGTTTATCTGAAAACTTTTCATTGATTAATTTTTTTAACATATTTGAGTTCCCTATTTCCTTAAAAAAATAATCTCCTTGACGGTAAAAGTTTATGCTTCTTTCTGTTTCTGGTATCGGATTAAGTAAGCTCAGAGCTTCTCTTACTGTATTTGCTTTATTTGGCAATTCACATATAAAGTCTTTGGAGTAAGTCTTTAGCGTTTTATCAATTCCATAAAGAAAGAAAAACTCGCCTTCAATGTTTCTATTTGCTGAAAGTAAAATGTAAAACTCTGGTAAATAATTAGCATAATCATCATTATAAACTTTTAAAACATCTAAAACTTTTATGTTCTCAGGATAAATACCTGCTGAGTATAATAAAGGAAAGTCAAGCTCTAAATAGTTTTTCCCGTTAGTATATAATAAATATCTCAAAGAGCTTTTATGCACGGATGTGGTATGGCTATAACGGTGACTATTTACTAAAAATAAATTGTCTTTTTTTATATAAACTCCTATAGCAGCAGAGTAAGAGTATAGTATAATATAATCATCATAATTCTGAATGGTCAGGTTATTTGCTCTAATCCTGTTTTTACTTAATTGACCGTTAACAAACATTCTAATTAATTGCCAGTTTGTCATAGTTTTTTCTCCTTTCCTTAAATTTTTCAATGGAATTATAGCATAAAGCTTTTTAATTGTCAAGTCTTGATAATAAAATTTTTCTATGCTATAATTAGCTAAAATGTTAAGAAAAATTAACAGCAGGACTTGACAAAGACAAACTTTTATGCTATAATTAAGCCGAAAATGAAAATGAAAAATAAAATGAAAGGAGAAAGAAAAATGAAAGAAAGAGAAAATGAAAAGGAAAAACGGTATACTTTAAAAGGCGAAACGGTGGTAAGTTTCTGGGGTGGCGGGACAGGTGCAGGAAAACTGCAGATTGAAACAGATGAAAGCGGATTAGAAAGAATAAAGAAAGAACCTTTGCAGGACTATACCAGCTTTGGCGTTGAAAGTGTGGATTATGTTTGCTTTAAGGTTTACCTTACTGAGATTGAAAGGAAAAATGATATGATTATCAGCACTGAATACCTTAAGCCAGTGAGCGAGATAAAAGCTGGTAAGCTTACTCCAAGAGTTAGAAGGGTTCTTAATAGACTTAAAAAAGATGAACCTGAGCCTATTATGATTTTTTACTAAAGGGGGGATGATAATTCCCCCCTTTTATTTTATTTAAGGGGGTAAAAAATGAAATTGCCAGACGGTGCTAAAATTATTTCTGAAAAAACATTTTTATCTGGCGAGTTAAAGGAAATTATTTATGAATTGAACGGGAAATTTTATTTGACTGATGACTGGTCTTGGACTAAACCTCAGGAAATCTCCAAAGAGTTTGTTGAACAGTATATCGGAAAGAAACTTGACAAAGATTAAATTTTATGCTATAATTATGGCACGATGAAAAATAAAATTTTTAAATGAAAGGAGATTAAAAAATGAAGTATGATGTGTTATTTAACCTTGAAATTAATGAAAATGAAAAAGACTATGATTATGGAAGGTTCTTACCAGATGAAAGCTTTAACTTAATGAAAACAGATGATGAAGTTGAAGAATATGATGATGGCTTTAGCATAAGAAGTATAAAGTTTATAGGAACTCTTGATGAAGAAAAGACTAAAGAATTCATTGAGGAATATGGCGGATATGCACGAGTTGAACCTGTTTTAGCAGATGTTATAGGGATGCCAAGTTATTTCCCGTCTATTTGTCCAGCACTTGTTATAATAGATGAATTGCCTGAGCCGCCAATATACAGTTGTTCAATTTTTATAACGCCAGTTGATGAAAATGAAGAAGAATTTAATACTTTAAAATCTTTAATTGAAAAAAGTGAGAAAGATTTAATTAATTATATTTCTAATAGACTATTATAATTAAATTTAACTATATTAATATTATTCAAAGTAAGAATAGAATTTATTCAAAAGGAGAATAAAATGAAAAGAAAAAGCAGAATAATAAAATGTCCTTACTGTCATTCCATTAATGTTGTTAGAAAAAATAGCACTTTCTGTTTAAACTGTGGAGAAGATTTAGCATTGCTTATTGGATTAGAGGAAAAGAAAAGGAAAAGATTTAGAAGTATTTACAAAGCAAAAGAAAATTGATATAATATTATTATGGAGTTAAAAATGAAAGAAGACCTTATATTAATAGCATTTCTATTCTTTTCAATTGGATTACTTATTGGATTTCTTGTTGCAAAGGTTAAGGATATTGATATTGAATTAGAAAACTCTAAACTTAAAAAGCAAATTACGGAACTTAAATTTCAATTAAATCTTTTAAGGGGGAAAAAATAATGATTGATAACATTCTTGTCCATAACATTAAAGATGTTGAGCTTGCTTGTCCGAGTGATTGTCCAAGGCTTGAAGAATTGGAAGAAAGGTATGAAGAGATGATTGCTGAATGGGAAACTGAGCGGGATGCATTTAAGAAAAATTATCCTGATGAGGAACTTCCAGAAGAGTTAAAAGAACCGCCGTTCTTTCCCGAATGTGACGGATGTGAGTATGAGTGGCTTAAATATGAAGAAGAACAAATTGCAAAAGCGAGGTTCTTTGACAATGATTGAAAGAGCAATAAGGTTCATTGCATTAATTGCTGGCTGTCCAAGGTGTGGAAGCAAGAGTTTAAAGATTGAACAAATGCTTTATATACCAAATTTGATGACAACAAAGATAACGATTAGCTGCAGCCAGTGCAGTAATAGGTATAGATTAGCAGTTAGAGATGAGGTTTTATGGAAAGCCTTGACAAATGATTATACATTGTGATATAATGTTATTATCGTTTGAAAGGAGCAAAAAATGAAAAAACTTTTTATCTTTCTCTTGATTGTGTTTATTTTAGCTGGCTGCTATTATAAAGCACCAATAACTTTACCAAAGGAAAAGCAGGAAGAACTAAAAGCTTTTGTGGAAAAGCACGAAATATTAATGACTTATATCATTGTGCCAAAAGAAATTGTGATGCTAACTTATAACAAAAATAAAGAAATGAGTGAGTATAATTACTTTAGAAAGTTACCAGCTGAGCTTCAATTGAAGTATGTGGAACTTTATTGGAAAATACGAAATGACTTTTTAAAAAAAGAGTATGAAGATAGAATTGCAATTGCCAATCAACTGTTTAAGCACGAAAGATTACATAATGCTTATAATACTGATAGGGGATGGATATTAGTAATCTGTGGCTTTCCCGATTATGTTGACACTTATAAAATTGATAACAGAGGAGATATGACCTATACTTTTGAAGATGATTTATTATGGGAAGACCCTAATGTTTCTGTTTTTCAAATTTGGAGATATTGGTATTATCCCTCTGGGCTTCGTAATCACTTAATCATTTTTAGATTTGACTATAATTTTGCTCAAAGAACTTGGAGAATTAATGAACAATTGCTTGGAGCAGAACAGATACGGTTCATATATCATAAGGCTGAGTATTTTGCTCCCCTGGAATGGGATATATGGAAAGAAGTCTTGACCAAATATAAAGGTCTTGACAAATGATGGGCTTTTGTGGTATGATATTAGTATCATATGAAAGGAGAAAAAGCGATGATTAATAAGCTTTATTTCAGTCTGGAAGAAATGGGTTTTGATTATGCTTTAGCGGAATTACGAGAAAAAGAAAAAGAGTTAACTGTTTATGATGTTCTGCACTCTTTTAGGGAGAAGATTGTAAATAGGGTTAAGAATGATGTTGATTTTGAGTTGACCAGCGACGACATAGAAGATGTTAACTCTGGAATAGAATTAGCACTTGCAGAATATTTTCTTCTATAGAAGGAAAGAATATTAGAATATTTTCTTCTGTGGAAGGAAAAATATTAAGGAGAAAATGATGAATAAACATTATGAAAGTTTAGAGAAAATGGCTTTTGATTATGCTCTTGAGGAATTAAGAGAAAATGGAAAAGAAATTGTTGTGTATGATGTTGTGGATAATGTTAGCAGTAAAGTTGTTGAAAGAATTAAAGAAGAAGTAGATTTTGCATTGAGTGATAATAATATTGCAGAAATTAACTGTGGTGTAGAAGAAGCCATAGCTTTTTATTTATTTTCATAAAAGGAGAAATAATATGGCAAAAACTTTGACTCAGATATTAGAAGAAGCTTTAGAAATTGCTCAGGGTTTAGAAGATGTATTGGCAGATTATGAAGAACTGATTTCTGAGCTTGATGAGAAGATAACTTTGCAGCAGGAAGAAATTGGAAGATTGCTTGAAGAAATAGAGCAATTAAAAAAGAAAAGAAAATAATTTATTTTAGAAAGGAGAATAAAAATGGCTAAAAAATCTACAAAGGCTGCAAAAAAGCAACCAAAAAACAATGAGAAAGAAAGCGGCTTAACTTCTATTAGTGTAGTCGCTATTTGGAAGAATTGGTCAGATAAGCTGAAAAAGAATTACTGGACATTTGTCCTTGAGGACAACTCCAGGTTAGCGTGCTTTGACCCTAAGGTTTTAGAAGAATTGAACCTTGATTTAAAGGAGAAAGTGATAAGATTTGATTTTCCTCAGAAGATTGAAGTAAAAGTGAATGGGAATTACATTGTGTCAACAAAAGAAGGACAGCCAATTCAAGAACCAGCAAGCTCTTCAAAAAGCTTTACGCAAAGGTTCTCTGGTAAATCAAACAATGCTAACATTGATAGGATGAGCGTGTTGAGAACAGCCGTGATGTTTCTGGAACATCAGAAAGATAAAAGCCTTAAGAGCCTTCAGGAAATTACAGCAATATTTGAAAAGTATGTCCAAAGCGGAAAGTGGGAATAAGGGAGATGCTGATAGGAATTAAGTGTCCGAGGACTAAAAAGCTGGCTAATTGCCAGAAGTGTAAATCTCCCTGCCTGCCTGTTCCGCTGATGATGTCTTTGCTTTCAGATAAAGAATTTAAGCCTAATGAATATCATTTGACTGAATTGTCTAACCCGCTCCGCATTGCTTACCTTCAGCGGAAATATGATTATATGGTGGAAATTCCAGATGTAGAAAATGTTTGGATAGGAACAGCAATTCACTATTACATTTCACAATTCAAGCATACAGATTATATTGCCGACCCCGACACCGCTGGAAGAGTGGAAGTTGCCAAAGGTATTTTTATTACCCTTACTCCAGACCTATATGACATTAAGCGGAAGGTTCTTTATGATTTTAAAGTGGTTAAAACTTACGAGATTGAGAAAATAAAAAAAGATGGGTTAGACCAGAAATACCTCTATCAATTAAATGGTTACAGAGAATTTAAATTTCCTGAAGCTAAAAAGCTGGTTCTTGTATTTATTTTAAAAGATTACACAATTAGAACAAAATATGAAAAAGAAATAGAAAGTCCATTTATTGAAGTGGAAGTGCCAATTGTTCCGAATATAAAAGAAGAACTGATTAACAGAGCTAAAGCATTGCACAAAGCTTTGATGAAAGATAAACCGCCAGCAAAATGCAGTCCTGAGGAAAATTGGGATGGCAAACGATGTGATTTTTATTGTTCTGTAAATAAATTTTGCAGGGAGTTAGAGAAATGAAAGAACTTAAGTATTTAATTGAAAGTAAACAAATAATTAAATTTTGTCAGCGTTGTCCACATCGTTCTTTTCAATGCAGGAGAACCTGTCCTTTGTTTACTTTCTTTAATGCTTTTGAGTTGGCTAAATCTAAAAATATTCCTTTTGGTGTCGCTATTAAACTAATGACACGAAAGGATAATGACAATGTTAAAAGAACTGAAAAAATATCTAAATAAAGGATGGTCTCTTATTCCAATTGGTATTAATACTAAAAAACCGCTTGTTGATTGGAAGATATATCAGACTAAACATCCGACAGAAGAAGAACTAAATAAATGGTTTACAGATAAACGAAATGTTGCTGTAGTTACTGGGCAGATTTCTGGGATTACTGTAGTTGATTGCGATAGTCAGCAGGCATTTGATAGAATAAAACCTATAATTCCGATAGAAAAAGTAGGAATTGTTCAAACTCCAAGGGGTGGTTATCACATTTATTTTGCTTATACTCCAGCATTAAAGACGAGCAGTAACCAACAGTTAAAAATTGATGTTAGAAATGATGGTGGTTATGTTTTAATTCCACCATCTGAGCTTGGAACAGCTAAATATCAATGGCTGCAATTTCCAAAAACATTTGCTCCTGTTCCTGAAGCTTTAATCTCAATGCTAAATACAAACAATCCTGTATTTTTTACTGAGGCTAATCTGCAGCTTGGTGGACGGGATGAAGGGCTTTTTCATTTGGCTTACACACTGGCAAAGGGTGGAATGCGTTATGAGGAGATTTATAATGTCCTTCGTCCATACGCTCAGATGTGCAAACCGCCCTTCCCTGATAAGGATTTACGGATTAAAATAGAAAGTGCCATTAAGCGTGTTGGAAGCAGAGAAATAAGCTTGGCTGATGAAGTGAGGGAGTATGTTAATTCAGCAACTGGGCAATTTTCATTCAGAAATGTTTGTAATGATTTGAACATTTACACTTTAGCAGATAAGAAAAATGTGTCAAAGATATTAAATGAGTTAGTTGAAGAAGGGGTTCTGGAGAAAAGTGGAAGGTGGAATGCTGTTTATAGAAAGAAAGTAAGCGACCTGCAGAAGATTGATTTGAACAAAATAGAAATTCCAAAGCCATTAGATTTAAAATTTCCATTTGAACTTGAGAAGCTTGTAGATATTTATCCTAAAAATATTATTGTTCTTGCTGGAACACAAAATATGGGTAAGACTTTATTTATGCTTAATTTTATTAAGAACAATATGAATAAATATACTATTCATTATTTTAATAGTGAGATGTCTGAGGAAGAGCTGGCTTTGAGATTAAAACAGTTTAAAGTTAAGAAATGGAATTTTAATGCTTATTGCCGAACAAGCAGGTTTGAGGATGTTATTTTCCCCGATGACATTAATGTTATAGATTACTTGGAAGTTACTGATGAATTCTGGAAGGTCGGTCAAATTTTATCAAGAATTCACGACAGGCTAAACAAAGGCATAGCACTTATTGGTATTCAAAAATCAAGCCAGAGCCTGCTTGGAAGGGGAGCAAGCTTTGGTTTAGAAAAGCCTCGTTTATACCTTTCAATGGATAGAAATCAGCTTGTAATTGTAAAGGCTAAAAATTGGCATTCAGAAATAAACCCAAATTTTAAGGTAATTAATTTTGAGATTAAAGGAACTGAATTTAAAACTGATGGAGTATGGTATGACTATACTCCACCAGAAGAAAGAAATAAAAGATAAAGGAGAGAGGGATGAAAGCTCCTGTAAGAAAGTTAAAAAAAGATGAAATTATTTGGTTAGCTGAGCATTATTGTAAACATTCTATGCCTTATCTGGAACATTATAATTGTTATCTGAACGAATGTCCAGAGAAGGCTAAAGAAAAAATTGGCTTTCTTGATATAGAGACAACTGGGTTCTATGCTGATTATGATTTTATGTTGTCATACTGTATTTTAGATGATGAGACCGATACAATTTATAGCGGACTGATTACACCAAAAGAAATTAGAAAGTTAGTTTTTGATAAAAGATTAGTAAGTGATTTAGTCAAAGATATGCGACAGTTTGACCGCTTAGTTGTCTATAATGGAGTGGATTATAGGTTTGACATTCCATTTGCCAGAACCAGGGCTTTGAGATGGGGGTTAGACTTCCCTTCCTACAAAGAAATTTTTGTAAATGATGTTTATGGAACAGTAAAACAAAAGCTTCGTTTATCAAGGAACAAGTTAGCAAACGCTTGTGAACTTTTAGATATTCCTGTTAAGCAACATCCTGGAGACCCGAACATTTGGATGAAGGCTGCTGTTGGCGATAAAGAAGCGTTAGAGTATGTTATGATACATAACATTGAGGATGTTAAATCTCTAAAAGAACTTTATCATAGAGTAGAAAAATTTATGCTAATTGGTAAAAGGAGTATTTGACATATGGTGACTATAACTCATTGTTTTTCAGTTAGTTACAAAATTTTTTCTAAAGAAGCATTTGACAATTACTTATTGCATCATTTGACATTTAATGCATTTTGTGCTAAAATATATTAAAAGGAGAAAAAAGATGCCATACATAGCCAAAGAAAAAAGAGCATTTTGGTTTGATGGATTGGATATAATAATGGATAAACTTGCTGATAATGCTCCAGTAAGTGCTGGTGTTATTAATTACTTAATTACAGAATTGATATTGTTTTATATAAAGACTATTGGAGAAGATTATGAAGCTTATAACACTGCAATTGGAATTTTGGAATGTGTAAAACAGGAACTTTATAGGCGAGCTGTTGCTCCCTATGAAGATAAAAAAATCCAAGAAAACGGAGATATATACTAAAATGTGTCTGCAAATTTCATCAACAAATGCTAATGAATTTGTGTTTAAATATGCTGGGTTTTATTGGGGATGGAAGGAGTTTTTACTTATGTATGATGGCAAAAATGATAATTATCAACTATTGCCATCTATGGTGCAGGGTAAAAAATACTATGTTCATCAAGTTGCAGATGGATTATTAATTTATCCAAGAGAAAATGCTATTCAACCTGTTCAGTTTCTTTTTAATGTTGTGCCAGAAGGTCTTACTACTTTTAGAGATAGGCATTTTAAAGTAGCAGTAGGAATAATTGGGATGAACCTTGGATGCCATATTTCAAAACTGAGTATGAATAACTTATCTGATTTTAATGTGCCAGTTATTGAAAAATTTGATTATTTAGAAGATAATCCTGAACTTCCTGCTCGTTTTCATTTTTCTTCTTTTACCTGCTTTGGTGATTTGCACATCCAAATGGTTGGAGATTATGATGTTGTTGTTGCTAAATGTCTTCTTCCAAAACCTGAGCTATTAGACAATTTTATTATGGATGTTTTTAATGAATTTTTGATAATTAATGGTAAATCAGAATTAAATTATAGCAAAGAAGCATATGAAAATATTTATAATAAAATAATGAAAGGAGAATAAAAGATGAACATTAAAGACGCTATTGAAAAAGTTAGAGAAATGACTGAAAAAGATATTCAAGTAATGATTAGCAAAGGACACGACTATTCTGGGGAACAAGACACCTTAGCTAATTTGAGAGACTTTGGTATTGAAGGGATTGTTGTAAGGCTTGGTGATAAATATCATCGCTTACGCAGATTTGTCCAGAGCGGTCTTCTAAAAGTAAAAGACGAGAGCATAAACGACACTTTGATGGATATTTGCAATTATACCAGACTTGGTCAGCTTATGTTAGAGGAAGATAATAGTCTGCGTCCAGCAGTTAAGCAAGCAATTAGAGAGTTGCTTGTTGGTATGCGATTGGATGCATATTTTATTTTAATGGAATACAATAAAAAGGAGAATAAGCAATGAGAAAAAGAGTTTATATTGCTGGAGCTATCTCTCCAACATCTAAAAATAAGCACCCAGTTTTAGAATATTGTAGCAATGTCGCTTCTTTTTTATCGGTTGGAACTGCTTTATACAGACGAGGTTTTGCTCCTTATATTCCAGCTCTTGATATGCTAATAGTTATCTGGGGTTGGGGAAACTTTAAACCAGAAGATTTTTATGAAACAAGCTTGGCTTATTTAGCAGTTGCAGATGCTATGTTAGTGTTGCCTGGATATGAGAATTCTGTTGGAACAAAAAAAGAGTTAGAATATGCTAAAGAACACAAAATTCCAATCTTTTATGACATTGATGATTTAATAGAATATTTTAAATGACAGGAGTTTAACAATGTCTAAGGAAAGGTATTGCCGTTATTGCGGTAAAAAACTTGACTCTTTACATTACTTTTTCTGTAACAACGATTGTATGGAAAAATTCGCTAATTCTTATACTTCTCTTGAGGACATTGATGCAGCCCAAGAAATTATTTCAACTTGGACAGCTGATATTGATAGTTTTGCAAAAAAGAATAAGGTTCTTCCCAAATGTGAAGAATGCAAAAATGATTGTAAAATTAAAGTAAGCCAAGAAGATTTAGATACTTTAATTTCTTTTGAATGTGTAAATTTTATTAGAAAGGAGAACTAACTTGGAATTTATTGGATTAACTTTACCAGAGCTTGATGGCAAGATGGCTTTAATTATTGACTACAAAAATGAAGAAATTTATTTGATTGTTGAAGAAGAGAACTTAGTGATGACTGGCAAGGAAGCGGCTTTTGTTTTAGAAAGTTTGGAAGGCGTATTTCAGCACTTACTGAATAACTTCAAGCCATTAAAAGAGCAAAAATCAACTGTTAACTAATGACAAAGAAAGTAATTCAGGTTCATCACATCAGCTACGACCCAGAAGAAACTGTGGTTATTACAAAAGGCGAGCATTTCATACTCACAAGGATGCAGTGGCTAAAAACCCCATCAAAGGGGTTTATTAAAGCATTAAAGGCTTATATTGCTCTTAATGAAGATAAAGCTATAGAGTTAAAGAAAGATGATAAACAAAAGAATAAAAGACAAACTAAAAAAAGCAAAAATAATAGCAATTGATACAGAAACAACTGGTATATCCTTTAATGATAGCCTTGTTGGGGTTTCTGTTGCTATAAGTCCAAACGAAGGATTTTATTTTACAACAAAAGATAATCTACAGGAACTGTTTGATATTATTAATCCAAAGCTAAAAATTTTCCATCATTTTGTCTTTGACTGCCTGCAGTTAAAGAAAATTGGCATAGAAATTACTGGAGATTACGAAGACACAAAAATAATGGCTTATCTTCTTGACCCAGAGCAGAATAACAGCCTTGGAAGTTTGGGTTTGAAGTATAAATGTAAAAACAAAAAGCAGGATATAAAGGAACTTCTGGGGAAAGGAAAGAACAAAATTACCTTTGACAAGGTAGATATAAAGAAAGCAGCAGCATATTCAGTTACTGATGCTAAATTAACATATGAACTTTATACCATTTTGCACAAAGAAATAAGTAAAAATCAAAAATTATTCAAATGGTATAAGACTATAGAGCTTCCTTTAGCAAAATTATTAGTAGAAATGATATTTACTGGGATTAAAGTAGATGTGGAGAAGATTAAAAAGCTCTCAGAAAGACTTGGTAAAGAGTGCGAAAGGTTAGAAAAGCAGATTTATTCTTATGCTGGAGAAAAAATTAATATAAATTCTCCAAAGCAATTAAGTATTTTGCTGTTTAAAAAGCTTGGATTAAAGCCAATTTCACTAACAAAGACGGGTTCGTTCTCAACAGATACAGAGACCTTAGAAGAATTAAAAGGACAACATCCTATTGTGGATGCTCTTTTGGAATACAGAAAACTATTTAAGTTAAAATCAACCTATTTAGATGCTCTACCTAAAAAGGTAGATAGTGATAATAGGCTTCATACCTTCTTCCACCAAACAAATACAGCCTCTGGGAGATTAGCTTCATCTGACCCAAACCTTCAGAATATTCCGAAAAAGGGAGATTTAGGTAAAGAAATTCGTTCTTACTTTATTGCTAAAGATGGTTACAAGTTTATCATTGCAGATTATTCTCAAATTGAATTAAGAATAGCAGCATTCTTGTCTGGGGAAAGTAAAATGTATGATGCTTTTAAGAACGGAATAGATATTCACGGACAAACTGCTCAAGAGTTTTTTAAGAACCAGCCAGATGGTAGAGACAGAGCTAAAACGATTAATTTTGGCATTCTATACGGTATGGGTGTTAAAGCTTTATCCAAACAGCTTAATTGTTCTTTATATCAAGCAGGGAAAATATTAAAGAAATATTTTAGAGTTTATTCCAGACTTGGTGATTATAAAAATGAAATAGTGCAGGAAGGCTTATATAATGGCTATGTATCCACAATTGGTGGAAGGATTAGGTATGTTCCTCAGTTGAAAAGCTTAAATGAAGCGGAGAAAAGCTTTGGTGAACGCATTGCTATGAATACACCAATTCAGGGTTCAGCTGCAGATATAATCAAAATAGCAATGCTTCAAGTTGATAAAGAATTAAAAGAGAATAATATAGATGGTAAAATACTTTTACAAATTCACGATGAATTAATCATTGAAGTCAATGAAAAAGATGTTGATAAAGCAAAAGAAATTGTAAATAGAGCAATGACTAAAATGTATATATTTCCAGTATCTAAAAAGTTAGAAGACATACTGGAGATAAATTTATTTGTAAACAAAGCCTGGATTAAGGATTAATTACCAGTTTTTAACTGCTTTTCTTGCCTCTCTTTCTAATAGTGACCTTTTACTGAAGATTTTATCATATTTTCCACTATTCAGCATTGCGTGATAAATCTGTTTTGCTTTTTTCTCTCCATACTCCTTTACTAAATTAGCATATAATTTTTTCTCTTTTACACTGTAAGGCATAATTTACCTCTTAATAATAAATTGAACTACTAAGGAAACTAAAATTGAGATAATGCCACCCAGAACTATCTTTAATAATAGCCAGATATGAGCAAGTTCATTATCAATGATGTCCTTAATCAAATACTCCAAAATTGTTAATCGTTCTTCAACGGTTTTGGTTAAGCGAGGGTTATCACCCAATTCTCTTAAAACTTTTTCAGATTTCTTCATTAGTATCCCCCACTAAGACCAAGTAATTCTTGCAATAAACTCCTTGTTTCCTCATCCGCATTGGTATCTTCCATTTTGACACCAAGGAACGCTTGCCACCAACTCATACCATTGTTTATTCTTCTTATCATCTTTTCAGCCTGAGCCGCACCAGTAATTCCTGCTAATTTAGCAAATGCTGCATAGTCTTCCAGCCTTAGTTCGGAGAACCTTCTCGTTCCCAGAAGCCTATTGGTAGCAGTTCCAACATCAATTAAAGTTTGCACAGCTGCGGGTAGAGGAATTTTATAAGGAGTTCCATATTTAAGTGTTGCACCAAATACAGGCACTTGCTCACCCAATTCCCTTATCGCCTTTGCGGCAGACAAGAAGACATCTTCTGTTTCAGCATATTTACGGCGGAATTCTCTAATTGGCGTTGGGAATGGAGAACGCATATGCATAATATCCTCATAGAAATAGTTCCAAGCCATTGTCCAGAATAAAAATCTTCCTGCCTGCACAAAGTCGTCAAATGTGATTGGTTCATTTTTCTTTATTTTCATAACTGGTGAAAACAACATCTGCTTCATTATGTTCCATTCATTGATAGTAAAGGTCTGGAAAATGGTTAAAAATCTTCCTTCAGCTATTCTCTGTATCTTGGCTATATCCTCAGGGTTAGCTGAAGCCTGTGTCCTTACGACAACATCATCAGCATAGTTTATAAGCTTCTTCCCAGTGTATCCAAGTCGTTGTCCTTTTAAATAGGCGGCATACCAGGTTAATTCCGAAGTAAATAAATCCAGCATTTTTAATGGATAAATACCAGCTTGAGTTATCTTATTCTGCCATAAAATAAATTTTCTCCAAAACTCTCCAAGTCTTTTAGCTGATGTAGTTTTTTCAAGGTCTTCCTTTAACCATTCAAACATTACATCCATTGACCTTGAAGCAATGTGTTCGCTATTTTCTCTGATAAATTTCAACACTTCTTTTGCTCGTGATGGAGACCTGCCCATATCTCTCAAAGCAAGCAAAAAGTCCTTGGCGGTAAGGTCTCTCATTGCGTTCCGAAAAGCCGCTGGCTGAATGGCTGCACTTCTGGCATTGAAAGACAGAATAGAGGAAGAAACAGACTTCATAATATAAGACATTACTCTGGCAATTTTAGGCTTATTTTCTATATACCTCAACAAAGAAGGAACTTCACCAACACTGACATAATTTATCCAATGCATAAGTTCTTTACTTATAATTGGTAGATTTTCTGCCATACTCCAAGCAAAAAGCTTATCTCCAACAGTAAAGCGTATAGGACTTAAGAACAACCTGCCTTCAGCTTTAAGCGGTGCTGTTGCAATCCATCTGCCGTGCTTACTCATATAAATTTTATAAGTATTAACAAAATCTAATTTAAGTGGCTGTTTATTTGGAACTCTTTCAATGTTAAATGGGTCAAAAACACTTCTCAAGAAATTACTTACTTTAAGTGGGTTCTTCTCTGAGAAGATTTCAGCATATTCTGGATTTTCTACATATTCTCTAATGGCAGGGAAATAAAATGGGTTGTCTTTTGAAAGTGGTTCAATACCCAATATTGCCCTGGCTTCATTAGTTTTATCAAACCAGAACCCAGACAGCTCTTTCTGAACATACTCATAAAGTCTTTTAGCATTTTCAGAAAGCTCTGGGGGTTTTGTAATGCCATAAACTTCTTTTAATGTTGGTCGTAGGTCTTCCTGTTGCCAATAAGCAAGTAAAGCTAAATTATGACTATCTTCTTTAGTAATGTTTAGCTCTTTGCATAGCTTATTAAATTCATTTATTTTAGCCTGAACAGTTTTAGCCATAAAGTCAGATGCTTCTCGTGCTTTGTAATAAAGTCGCTTAAGCGGTTCAGGAAGGTATTGCTCAAAGAAATGAATAGATGGAGTTAAAGCTGTTGTCCAGGCTTTTATATCCTGAGCCTTCATTAACTTCTTCAACTCGCCGACAGTAAGCTGTGTTACTTTTCCATCAGCAAGACTTCCCTGAATAGCAATTGTAGCATTATCTGGCAGGTAATCTAAGACTTTTTCAATCGGTGTATCAGCCTCTGGACGAAGACCAGAAACAAGCACTTCTCCCTTTCCGTTGAGAAAAACTTGAACACCATTAGGATGCTCTTCTAATAATTTTAAATTTAAAGATTTTGCAATGTCCTCAGGTGTAGTAAGAAGACCCATATCTTTCAGGAATTGCTCCATAAAGGATGGGTCATCAAAATTATAGGCATTGGTAAAAGTCTTTACAAATTCTTTTAAATCACCAGCTTTTATATCAGATAGAAGTTTTCTCTGAGCTATTGCTACATCAGTTAAATCTTTTCCACAATGACTGCATTTAACTTGTGGATTATCATCAATAGTAATCTTACCACAATCAGGGCAACGGAATAAGTGTCCATCAAGTATAATTCGTAATTGCTGTTCTATTGGGAAAGAATTGAGAATTTCTCTTACTTCTTCTACTGAATTTAATGGTCTTTCTTCTTTTAATGTAGGAACTTTATCAACTATATCCTGGGTTCTATAAGGAACTCCTTTTACATAATCAGTAGGCTTAAATGAAGCAGTTACCCTTGTTGCCCTTATAGGAGTATATAGCTGAATTCCCTTTCCAGGAATATATACCCCAACTTTATCATATTTGAATACAATGTCTTCTGGGGTTGGCAATGGAGATGTTCCATCCCAAATATATAAGTCGTTTTTGTTTAGCTTAATTTCATATAAGGCGTGACCATAATGCTGCTCCATATCAACAGTAGTATCTGGGGTATAAACAGTAATAAAAGGCAACTGTCCTTTCTTGAGCATCTTTTTGGGATTGTTTTCTTCAAATATTGAATATGCATCTTTTCCAACAGATAATGGAGAAATCCACGCAGAAGGAGTATTAACTTTATCAGAAAAATAATATCCAGTTATATCGGGTTCTCCAGGAGAATAGGTTCTATCCTGAATTTTTCCAAGCGGAGCATCACTTGTTCCTTCAACTTTGATTTCTACCAAATCTTTAAGATAAAAAATAGCTTCCTGTTTAGCTCTTCTACCATACTCTAAAGCCTTTTCTCTATCTTTGACAACAACTACAATATCTAAATAGTTTGATGTTCCCTTTTTTCTCCAAGTTCCAATGTTATAGAATGGGTTGGACAGAAGGTCTGCATTTCTATTTATGAAGTCAATAATATCTTCTTTAGTAATAGGTCTGTCCTTGATAACCAAGCTGCGTTCAGGGAAAATAGAGACAGCATAAGCATCTTCTCCGACTCTATTTCCTTTATACAAACTAAAAGTTGCACCATCATATTCATTGTGAACTTTAGCAATTTCTGGAGCTAATCTTGCTGCTTTTACTTTGAAGTAAGTCAGCAATGGGACTTCTTCTGGTTTAGGACTTCCAAGCTCGTTTCTAAATCGTTCTTCTGTCCAGTATAGTTCTTTTTCTTTTGGTGTATCTCCAATGTATTGACCAACCTTGGTGGTTTTAATATAACGCTCAAAGTTTGTTTGGTCGTCTATAAATGGGTCGGGATATTTTTCAATTACAAGTCCTTCTGGCGTTTTAAGTAAACGACCATTTCTCAATCCACGCTTAATCCAAGCTAATGTTCCAAATTTAGGTTCTTTAATTCTACCCAGTTCATCTTTTTCTGGATATGGAACTGTTTCTGGTGACTCATAATGGTTTATTAGTAGAATACTTTCGTTAATTCTTTTCTCTAACTGGTCATAGAAGAACCCTTCTGGCATCTCTTTTGGCTTCTCTTCGTTTGTTTGTCTCCATCTGTTTATGTCTCCATAAGCAGCATTTATAACTTTCTTTATAGCTTGTAGCTCAGTCAAAGGAATTCTTTGTCCTTCTTTAGCACTCTCCACAAAGCTCTTTAGAGCCTCTAATCTGGCTAATGGGTTCTTGGCTTTCCTTATCTTCTCCATAGTTTCTTGCCACTCTGGAGAAGGCATTGGATTATTATTAATATCATCTATAACACGCTTAACCCATTCTCTTAATTCATCTTCTGGTTTTCCTTCTTCCTCTTCTATTCTTCTAAGTTCTTCATCAATTTGAGATTTTAATGCTCTGGCTAATACTGCCTGTGGAACAAATTTAGTGTTATATCCAAAATAAGCAGCAATACCTGCAGAATAAATAACATCTACTAAATCTCTGTCCTCAATCCCATTTAATAGCATATCAGCAGCTGCAGCTGCACCAGCTTTAGCAACATTAAAAAGAAGTGGAGTTTTTAAAGGAGTAATAAAGCTTAAAGTCCTTGCTTTTGGTTTAGCAAAAAGAAATGTAGCAAGCTCTGGGCTTAATACTCCAATAACATTATATATAGAAGAAATTTCAGCACCGTGAGCAAAGTTTTTGAGACGATTAGATAAATCTTCTGGTAATGATTTTCCAAGCGGTGTTTGTAAAGCAAAAACAGTTCCTAAAGTTAATCCCTCAGCAAATGTCTTTTTACCCCAAGCAACAGCGGCAGCAGCAGCTCTATTGAAAAATTTTCCCTCACCATAAATGGTTTTAAGAGTAGTTTCAGGAATAATGGCATCAGCAACTGCAGACATACCTTTAGCAATAAATGGGAATAAAGGAGAAGCAATATTTCCAGCAATTGACGATAAACCAGATGCTATTTTTTCTGCCTTTGTTTCTGGTTCATAAGTAAATAAATCTTTATGTGTAGCCCTTCCATAAAGTTCGGCGGCTAATCTTGGCACAAAAAGAGTAAGAGCATCAAATGATGCTGTTCCTGCAGCAGTTATTAACCCAGATAGAGGGTCATAACCAACCTTTCCTTCTGGTGTTACATATTTTCCTGTTGGAATAGGAAGACCATAGTATTTCTTCACCTCATACCTGTTTTCTGGCGGTGTTATGCCTGTCATTGCCATATATCTGGCATTGGCAAGCTCACTCTGAAACTGCGTTTTTTCTGGTTCAAGAGTCATTTGTTGTTGCTGCTGAGGAACAATACCATAGAGTTCTTTATTCATAAACTCATCAACGCTTTTTATCAGCTCGTCTACAGATTGATTGGTAGCTGTTGGTTGCTGTGGTGTAGGAACAGAAGTAGGAGTCGGAGCTGGAGTAGGAGCAGGAGTTGGTGTAGGAGTAGTGCTGGCTTTACTTAATGAAAAGCCAAGGTCTTTTTCTAAAAATTTATCAACATCATTAATAAGTTCTTTTTCCTTTTTTTCCTGTTCATTATCAATCATAGCTTTAACCCATTATTTATTCTTTTTCTTTGCTGCTTTTTCTTCTCTTTCTCTTGCGTTCTTTAAAATTTCAGCATATTGTGGATTTCCTGCAGCAATTTTATCTTCTAAATATTTCCAATATTTTTCTTTAATTAATTGGTTCTTCTCCAAATCAGTCAATTCGTTCCAGTTAGGAATAGCTTTAGAAAGAGTTTCAGCTATTCTATTTAATATTATTCTTTCACTGTCAGAATAGTAACTTCCTTCTGGTTCTGATTTTCTTAATGCACTATTCATTTCAGCTTCAATTCGTTGTTCTGATGGGATAGAACCATACTTGGCATAAAAATTATACAAATTTGATGCAGGTTGCTGTATTGTCAACTGGTCTTTAAGTCTATCCCGTTCTTCTTCTGCTAATTTTAAAGCTGCTACTAATTGTTCATAATTTTGCTGTGCGTTCTCAATCCTCTTCTTTTGGTCAGCAGCACTACCTTGTCTATTAACTTGAGCAGCATCTAATGCTTTCTTTGCTGACATTACTTGTCTTTCTAATGAAGCAACTCTTCTTTCTGCAGCAGCAAGATTAGCCCTTAATTGCCTTGTTTCTTCTGCAATAGGATTAGCAACAGGAGTGGCTTTTTCTCTGGCTTCTTCAGCTGCTTCTTTGAGCTGAATATTAAACTGTGCTTGTCCATATAAGCCATACAAAGGAGGAGCTATTTCCTTTAATCTTTTCTCTGCTTGTTCTGGGACTTCCTGTCCTAAAGCAGCCTGTCCAAGCATAGTATAATACAATCCAATCGCTTCTTTAGCTATAGGGTCTCCTTCGTTAGCTTTTCTTCTATACTCTTCTTCAACAGAAAGATTAGCTTCCTGAACCTTCCTTGCGGCTTCAGCTCGTTTATTTTCAGCTTCTTCTATTAATTTTGTCCGTTCTAATTCTGATTGTCTATTTAATTCTCCCTGCTGTGCTTCCGCAGCCAATCGTTGCTGCAGCAGCTGTGCCTGCGAAGCCAACTGCAACTGTAATTGCTTTATCTGCTCATCATTTAAGTATTTACGAAGAAGCACATCTGATACATCTTGTCCAGCTTTTTGCAAATAAGCTGCAAATGTCCTTAAATCCATAGCCATTGGAGTTCTCCTTTATCCACCATAAATGGTAGCCAAGGCACTCCAGTATGGAGAATATCTGGCTAATTGTGCCTGTTGTTCACCACTATAAAGATTTTGCAGCAAGTTCAAAAATGCCATTAGCTTATTAAAATTAAACTGCTGAGGAAATTGCTCTAATCCAGCAGCTTGTTGTAAAGCTTCAGCAGCGTTTCTCATACCAAATGAAGCCTGCTGTGCCATTTCTGGCAATAACTGATTAATCAAGCCTAAATTTTGTGTAGTGATGTTTCCAATAGTTTGACTTAATGCTGATTGTCCTTGTCTAATTACATCCTGCATAGCCCTATCCGCAATGCCCGACTGCCCAGGTAAAAATCCTCTTGACCCAGCCATCCTCTGAGCTTCTTGAAGACCAGCTTTTGTCTGTCCTAATATATTTGCTCTGACTGTATTTATTTGAGCCTGTGGGTTCTGTAAAGTAGATATTTGCTGCTTAAATAAATCTTCATAAGGACTTTTAAACCAGTCTTGAGCTAAAAGGCTCTTTTTTAAATTTTCTAACTCTGGACTATAAAAATTGGTTGCCATTGCCACTCTCCTCATTTAAAAGGATAATTGTATTTCTGCAAAAGAACATTATATGGTGAAGAACTGGTTGGTGTTTGATTTAACATAGAAAGTAAAGCATTGAAGTTTATTCCCCAATTAGCTGATTGAGGAAGTTCCTGCTGCAATGCACCAATTAGAGAATTTTGCAATAGCCTCTGGAGATATGGAAGAGTAGAAAAAGTTTCATAATATGGTGTTTTTGGTTGAGTAGCAGATTTTAGTTCTTTTGCTGCCTTTCCTTTTCCTATCCCCGCTAATAGTCCAGACAATAAATTTGTTCCACCAGAAATTAAAGACGATAATACTAATGGGTCTATCATTTTACTCCCCCCAGCAAGATATTTTTGATAAATCTCACTACCTCTTGTTGAATAAGGCAGTGGCATTAATGGAATGTCACTCATTCCTATCTCCTTATGACATATTCAATGCTGTCTGATTGTATAATGGAATTCCAGCAATGTCTATATTATTTATCTTAACAAAAGCCCTGTCATAATAAAGTCTAAAGTTCATAACATAACAGGTTTGCCCTTGAGAACTAACTATTCCCCAAACCTGGAACTTGGTATTCGTTGGTAAATTCTGCCTTGCTGACATTGTATAAGAAAATGTCTGATAGCTTGTATTAGTAATAGTAATGTAATTGCTTATTCTAACATCATCAATAGCAAAATAAATAGTTGCCTGTTGACCAGCATTAACTTTAGCGTCTATTTTAAAAGTTAAGTCGCCATAAGAGCTTTCATTTAAAACAAATTCTTTCCACTTCGTATAGGATGTGTAATTTTGATAAGAGATTTCTGTATCTTTAGAATTTCTTAAGTTTGAAGAAGACATAATGCCCTGTATAAACATCTCATCAACAGAAACCAGTTTCTTCCAGCTACCATCTTTTCCAATGTATAATTCTCCATTATACAACACTATTCTACCATTTGTAACTGTCTCTGGCAACGAAGTTACAGCCTCAACAATAAAATTAGATATAGCATTATTAAATGTCCAATTACCAGAAATTGTCCAGTTGCCAGAAATAGTTTCATTTGCATCTTTATAAGCAAGATTAGTAGGCAGATTTGATGCTAAGTTTTGCTTAGTGATTAAATTCACAATATTAATTTTACTTTCTGCAATAGAATTATCTGGAACTATTGGAAAATTAGCGAACTCAAAATTTCCTGTGATTTTATTTGCTCCTGTATAATTTCTATTGCTAATGAGAATTTTAGAGGCAGCAGCTATATTATCTTCTGAAATACCAACCTGGTTAGGATTAAACATATTATAAAGTCTATCCCAGTTTTCATTCAACCTTTCGGCAGTAATCTTACCAGCATCAACCTGCCCATCTACAAAAGTATGAAATTTAGTTGGAATAGCCATTTTAGTCTCCTTATACTTAATAGCCAAATACAGCTATTGGCATTGCCGCAGTAGTTGGTGTCCAGCTTACTCCAGATAATGAAGAAGGCAAGCCATAAGAAGCAGCTGAATAATATATTCCATTTTGTCTTGCAAAAGTTGTTCCAGAGCAATAAACTAAATTACTAACTGGCGTAATAGCTCCAACAGTAGGCGTTCCATTACTTTGAATAGCTAACCAATAAGTAGCCCCAGCACTTAAAGACCAAGACTGATTTGTATAGGTTTTAAATCCTGTCGTTCCACTATCTAAACTACTTGTGCTATAAAGTAAAGCATTTGGACTTCCATCACTATCACTATAAACTCCAACTTGAACAGTTGTTCCAGAAGCAGCAGTTGATACTGTAATCCCTATTGTGGTTATAGTCTTACTAACAGATAAGACAAATGGAATAGCATAAATCCTATTTGCTGTAAGAGCTACAGTTGAAGTAGCAGTAAATAATGGAGCTACAAAATAATAGTTTGCTGACAGAGGGGAAGGTATACTTGCTCCACCAGCAACAGATGAAGGAGCAAGCTTTACATTCCCAC